TAGCCATGACTTTGTGCGGTAGTGGCTTTTTTCGAGTCTAGCTTAGGTACGCATCGAAGCTCACGCTAACCTGCACCTGGAAAAAAGAGTCTGAGAGCCCAGATGCAATTTGACTGGGGCCAGATGCAGCATCAAACATCACGCTGTTCACCGTTTTCCTGTCAAACAAGTCTTTGACACGTTCCGCGATTGTGTAGGCAGCAGCCGCTCCCGTGCCTACGTCGCTGAAGATGTTCACCGTAAGAACGCCTGCCTGGCGGTTTGTGCCAGTTGCCGGGGCCTGCAAAGTGAAATAGGCGTTGTCCCCAAACTGAATGTCAACGCTCAGCCAAGGGGCGTCAGTCGGCGGCGTAAAAGCGGTGTTTGGATAAGCAACTTGGTAAGCCGGAGAGCTAGCCATCTCGGTGCCAATCCGGCCCTCAATGACGGCACGGACATCGTTGTAGGTGCTAGTCATCGATCTTTAGCGTTGGCCTTGATGAAATTCTGGATGTCCTTTGCAACGACTAGATGGTAGTTCTGGTTGATCTGGTTGTTTCGTGAACGCCAACTTCCTTTCCATGAAGGCGGCAGGTTGTTACCAGTAATCACCGGCTCGGCGTATTCAAGGTTGTTGTAGAGGATGTAGGTGTTGCCCAGCGTCTCTTTTTGGTAGTTAGTCCGGTCAGGAGGCGCAATCGATGTTGTTGAGTAAGAGCCAGGAGGCTTCCCCTGCCCATCAGCAACGTTCTGGGAAATTTGCCAGCTGTTTTTGAGACGCCCTGTCTCACCCGTCGGGCTACCTGCCTTAAGACGCTTGTCAGTCTCGAGCACAGCTACGCGCAGCAGCGCCTCCATCTTGTCCGTGCTGTACTTGCCGATCTGGTCGAGCCGTATGCGTGGTGCCATCGCTACGCCCTCAGGACCATTTCATGGGTAATAGCTGTGTTGTCTTGGTCAACCGTATTAACCTGGATGATCTGGTACTCAACAGAGCTAATCACAACCCGGTCTTTAGTTGAGGGAGCCGTCGCAACCTCGTCGGCAGAAATAATTAGACGCTTGTCCGTCGTCTTGATCAGCTCGTCCACCTCACGATTAGAGATGCCCTGTACAACACCCTTGATTGCCGTGTCGCTAGTGCTTTCGGTAACCGTGCCGGTAGTTGTGTTGTAACTGCCAGCCGTGACATACCGAATCGTGACATCAGCGCCAAGCGCCTTTATGACGTTCGTTGCGACTCTGCCTAGCGAATCAGCAAGTGCCATCAGGCTTCGTAAGCAACAACCGTTCCGCTGGTCAGAGTAATGCTTGTCACCTCAAGCCCTTCGATGCAGGCAGAGGTGTTGATGTTGATGCCTTCGATTGTCGAAGACCCGTTCTCTGTAATCGCAGCCGAGGTCATCGACGCAATCACAGAATCCTCGAGCGCCATGATCTTCACAAACCGACCAGTCTGGGCTGCGGTGTTCGTGATGATCGTCGCCTTAGTCGGCGCATACCCGTAACCCATGACTAGCTCCTGCGAATAGCAACGTTGCCCGGCCCGCTAATTCTAAGACCAGTCAAGTACCTTTCAAACATCGGCGGTACATGGTCTGCTCCGACGGCTCCGGTTTTGTCGGGAGTGACATCGATACTGCCGATTTTGACGTTCTTAAAATCGTTCAGACCGCTAAGGCTGATGCCGTCTACGTTGTTGTGCAGATAAACAGCAAGCTCGATCTGCGCACGCTTGATCTGGTCAGGGATCTCCTCGTCGGTGAAGTAATCCTCTGAGATCCGGAATGGGAAGCCAGTTGCGTATGTGTTGACGTAGGTATCAGGCTTGCGAACGCCGGTCCTAGGCCATTGTAATGCCTGCGTATCGGTTGCCCTGGCCCCTAGAAACCTTTCACGATCTAAGCGCTGTGCAGCAGCAGCGAGAGCCCGATTACGACTGTCTTCGTTGCCGGTGCTCCATTTAGAAACATCGGTGCTGCTAATCATCGCCTCGACGTAGGCGTCAGCTTGCGCCAGCGTCATGTAGCTGTTGGCGTTTGCGCCGCCCGCTGTTGCGTCGATTGTTACTGCCATCGGGCTTCACGGTAGAAGTCTTTTTGGTCGGATTTTCGGGAGCGGAGGCCGCCGCTAATGCAGCAGCCTCACGTTCCTTCATCCGCCTAAAGGCGAACAGACCCATCAGGAGCTAGCGCCCTTCAGAGCTACGAAGTTGATCACGATCGCCTCGGAGAGGCTGCCGGTGCTCACATTGCTAACGGTCACTTTGAAAGAGCCGGAAGCAAGAGAGTTGGCATTCACTAGGTAAGACCCGGCGGTGCCTGCGGAACCGTGATTAACGACCACCACGTCGGTTGCGGCGATCTTGTCGTTGTTCACCTGGAAAGTCACCTCGGCAGCGGCTGCCAGGGCAGCGCCGTTCATAGTGATCTGACCGGACTCTGCATTGAGAGTCACAGCGGTGGACTTGTTGGTTGATTGGGTGACGGTGCCACCCCCGGTAGGGCCGACAAGGTTGCCGGCGGTTGCCTCAAAGATCGATGCCATTGTCAGGATCCCCCTCAGTCAAGGTTGCTGGTGTTGGTGATCCGCACAATGCCGATGTTGTTGGTCTCGTAGACCTTCGTCCAGTTGCCAACGGTCTCGAGCTGGGCACGAGTCGGGTTGGAGACGGACGTCGAGAACTTCGAGCCGACAGGGTGGTACACGTAGTGCAGATCGATCGACATCGCATCACTCTTTGCGAGGATGTCGCGATCAGTCTCAGTCTGGAGACCGAGCTGCTCACCGGATGCAACCGCACCCTGCGTGAACATGTAGCTGGCGTATTCGGTGGTGGCACCGGAACCAGCGGTCTGCACATCAGCAGACACGATTACACGCATTCCCATGAAGGTAGGAACCTGCACACCGCCGAAGGCGTTTGCAGTCGAACCTTGAGTTGCGTCGGAGTCGGCAGTGCCGGTGTTGTCGTACACGAAGTCAAGTGCACGGCGTTCCATCAAGTCGTAATACACCTTGGGGTGTACGCAGATAGCGGTGAGCTTTTCACCTTGGTCGCCGAGCAGAGACTTGCCCTCGACGATCTGGCGGGGGCCAAGAACAGTCGGGGTGTCGCCGGTCGTACCGTCAACGGCCAGACCTGCATAAGCAGCAGAGCTGGTATCACCAACTGCGCCGAAGACGCCAGCCAGGCAGGACAGCAGATCCTTCTGACGCTGGTTTGCGATGTAGTCGGCGATCTTTGCGCCGATCGCAGCCATCGGGTCGGAACCTGCAGCCAGTGCGGCAAGGTCACGGGACTCGAAAGCGCGACCACGATGCAGGACAGCAGCAACCTGCTTGTCTGCGGTGATCTTGCCAGGAGTCAGGGAAGAGCTATCAGTCAGACGCTCAAAATCGCCCGACAGATTGGCTTTGTAGAATGGGACTTGAATAAAGTCGCCACCATCATCTGCGGCATTTAGCTCGGCCATAGGCTGCACCACACCGGAAGCCAGGAAGGCATCACGCTGAGTGGTTTGCTCAATGACATATGGCGTAAATACCTCTGGGATGATGATGTCAGAGCGAAGAGTCGCCATGACTGATCCTCAGAAATAAGATTTACGGTGTGGGCACAGCCCTTGGCTCAGCACAGCCTTGCCTTGCGTTGATGTTAGCGGTTAGCCGCTGCTTTCAACCTCTCATACATATCGCGGTCTGTACGAAAAAGACGCGATTGTTCTGTGAGATTAAAACTGTCCTTCGCGAAGGGATTTTTAGTGCCGGGCGGAATATCTCCTCCGGTACTGCGGCCTGAAGGCGCTCCGCTACCTTGCGGCTTAGGCGCTTTCTGCACCCACTCCGGTGTATTTCGCTTCGCCCAATCAATAACGGGGGTGCGCTCGTAACCGTCAACAACAACGACAGTGCCGTCGTTTTCCCGCTGAATCTCTTTTCCTTGCAGATAAGACTTCAGGACAAGATCGGGATCGTGTACAACGTCTGCAAGAGCTGTAGCCGCAGGAGTTACGAGCTCGAGCTCTCGCACTCGCTCCTCCAACTCTGCGATGCGCTTGTCCTTCTCCGCCGACGCCTCACGGAACTGTTGCTCCAAAGCCTGACGGGCTTCGGTGTACTTTCCTTCTGACTCGAGCTTGCTTTGCTCTGCCTTGTGCTTGAACTCGATGAGTTCTTGAATGTCCACCCCGTCAGGAACATTCTTGATTTGGGTCGAGATCTTCTTGTATTCGTCGAGCAGTTCGGCGTTTTTACGCCGCATTGCATCTAGTTCTGCTTCGAGCTTTTTAGTGTCAACAGACTGCTCCACAGGAGCATTTTGTTCTTCAGACATTAGGCACAGCCTAAATTGCAGCCTAATAGTAACAAGGTTCTACCACTTCACCTTGTCAGCCCAATATGCCGCCGATGTTTTGCCCTTCGCGATATTTTTCGCGTGACGAGCTTTAAACGACTTTCTCTTAGCTTTATCAGAAGCACTCTCCCCTTTGCGCGGAGGCTTCGTCTTAGCACCCTGCATACCGAACCGAATGAGCTTCGGTTTGCCGCCGTCTTTAACGACAACAGCGTGAGACTTACCGCTCGGATGGTTCGGCGTGCGGATGGGCTTATCAAAGCCCTTAAACGTATGACCACCGCGCTTGATCTCGGCCATTACTTTTTCTTGCGCCCCCGAGCGAGGATGTCGGCATCGGCCTTCCTAGCGCCGCCTTTACCCGACACGAAGCTATTAACCCGCCCCATCGCCCAAGCGGCCATAGGGACGTTCCTCGAGCCGCTCGACAGGTAAGCGCCCTGCCCCCGTCGATAGACAGCAGCAAGTTGGCCGTAGGTGAAGCGAGTGCCTTCAGCCTTTTTTCTTAGCGCGGCTTTTGTTGCCTCGCTTAGTGGTTTTGCTTTTGGTGCCACCTTGCTTAGACCTCGAGGCTGAAACGGCTTTGATGTCGATGAACTCGCCGCGCTTGTAAGCCTCGGCAGTTCGCTTAATTTCTCTCGCTTTCGCAGAACGATTCTTAGCACCCGAGAGGTACTTCTTAGGCAGGCCAGTGGCCTTGTCCTTCG